CTTCTATACAATGAATATTGTCTATTCTAGCTAAATAAGGTTTTATAATTCTAAACAAACCTAAAGGTGTAACAGCAGTTATACCTGCTGACTTGTCATCTTCATTTTTTAAATGATTTTCTATTAATGTGTGGGTTGTTTTACCACGATTTGTGGCAGACACAGAAATATAGTTGGCCATCTTTTCACCAACACCTTGTCTCCATGCTTCAATCTTTTGTTTTCTTTCGGGAATAGAACCTAGAATAGAAGTAACGGAAGGCATATTAACACCGTCAATAGTATAATATCTTATACCATCTTGGTTTTTACCTTTCACACCTAAACTTTTAGGTAGTTTTTCTTCATTCAGTTTTACATAATTAAACGCCATAATATACCTTCCTTATTATTATATACTATTAGTATAACATATTATTGTCAATATGTCAAGTTCACGTGCCCTTTTGAGAGTACATATCATTTATACTATCTCGGGCTTTCTTATATTCATCATTAAGAGGGTCATACTTTCAATCAGCGATTGCTTGTATTCTATCTCTTAATCTTTCTGCTCTTTTTCCTACTTGTGTTGCCCAACGACTATCCATCATTTCTACTGCAGCTGTTGACCAATTACCGTCATTAACAGCAGCAATAAACTTTTTAAATTTAGATAATCTTGGTGCACCCATATTGAAACACATATTTACAATTACTTGTTGTGCTTCTTCTGGTAATTCCTGTAAATTAGGAAACACCTTTTTAGATTCTTCAATGTATTTTTTAACATCTTCATTAAAAACAGCGTTGACTCTTTCCTCTGATACGGCATAACCTACATCAGCACCATACTCATCATCACCTGCAACTATTAAATGACCTATTCCAAATGTTTTATATCCTAGATGATCTAGGTATACTTCGTATTTGACACCTTCGTCAATTTTAAGTTGTTCTCTTAATTTTTCGATATTCATTAAGTTTATCCTTTGCTCTTAGTTTTATTTTTTTAAGGGTTCGTATATCAAACCATGATTTAAAACTTCTATCTTCACATCTTTTTGTTTCGATTTCATTTACTGCTCTTTTTAGTTCTTTATGATGAGCCTTAATCTCTAACATAATTACCCCCTAGTTAGTTTTAACAATTTGTCCATCTGTGCCTTAATAATTGGTCCTCTATTTGGCCAATGTATATAAGGTTCATTGGACTTGGAAAGATTATATAAAAAAGGCAATACAATCTTTTCAATTTCTTTAAATCTCGCTTGTACATCAGCGTCCTGTATCTCTTTTGTTACTGTATCTTTTTCAGCAACAATCTGCATAATTTCATTCATAGCAGATTTAATATCAGAAACATCTGATTTAATCTTTGCTAGTTCTAAATTTGAATTTTCTATTACACTTGGGTCTATACTTGGTTGTGTTTCTTCAGCTGGTTTTTGGGATACAGGAGTAAAACCATAGTCAATATCTGTATCAAACTCTCGCATAAAATCAGGTATATCTGCCATTGTTTTTCTCCTATGTTTGATTAATTAAAATGGGCAGGTAGTCCAAGCAGGAGTGACCTGCCCCATTGGATTTGTGCAATAAGCGGATTGACCTATTTGACTCTGGTATACGACCGTTGTGTTTCAGTTGCTCGCTTTGCACTAAATTATTTATTTTTTGCATTACGTCTAGCCTGGTGTTTTTTTATTACTTGTTCTGTTTTGACTTCTTTTATTGTTCTTTTTCTATGTTGTTGAGCAAGAGGACTGTTAGGATGTGCTTCTGCAATTCTACTTAAATTATCTTTCCAACCTTGATCACTTCTATAACTCATACCACTTACACCTCCAACAATATTTAAAGCAGTTAATTGTTGTTTGATATGTTTATTTTTTTCTAAGTAATCTTCCATTTCAGCAATACTCATCATGTCGGTAAATGTTTTACCTGTCTTAGTATTTTTAAAAGTATATAATGGCATTATTTTAAAGATAGATGATAAGATAGTTGACTTGTAGCTTCAAGCATATCTTCTAAAATACTTTCTAAATCAATTTGTCCTGCTATATCTTTTGACATGTTGGCGATTATATTCGATTGTTCAACAACTTCTTGTTTTACAATTTCTACATCAGCATAATTTTTAATACCTGATCTCAACTCAGCACTAAAGTTAATTCTTTTATTATGTTTACCTTGCCATGTTTCAACAAATCGGTCATTAAGTTCATTAAATTTTGTATAATACTCACCTAATGCTTCATGTTCAGAATATGATTCTGTTTGCCAATGATAACTTTGTACGTTATTTAAAAAGTTAATATTGTTTTGTATAAAATTTATTATTTCATTCATATGTTTATTTATCCTTCAAAATCCTACCGTAGTTTGGCCAACCAAATTTATCTGGTGACTCATCTACGTATCTCCATCTTATCACACCTGTGTTAGGATTTCTTTCATAGATTTTAGGACGTTCTATTTTCGTTTTCTTTTTTTTGTTCATTTTTAATTCCTTCAGCAAACCACTCTGGCATTTTTGCTGGTGATTTCCATGTAGCAAATCTTTGCTTCTTCATTATATAGTACTTACGATAAGACGCAACCACATCACCAGGTACTTTACATTCATCTGGCATTGCTGGTGTAGCATCTGTACCTACAACACTAACTTTAGCGTTTTTAGGTGGATGTTTAAGTATGTCACCTAGTTTTTGAATAGTTAAATGGTCTTTTGTATGATTGTATCTTAACTTGTATTCTTCATTAAGAGCCATCATGTGTTTATATAACCATATATAATTGTATGCTGATTGTAATACCCATTGTGTAGATGGATGATTTAACCAACCTGCCTTGTAAATGATCGCTTCTTCATTTGAGTTATCAAGTCGCCATCTTTTAATATTTCTACCATTCTTTGTTTTTGCCATATATTCTGTACCGTCAAGTACACGTTTAGCAGTACACAACATTTGAGCAGACTCAAGTATCATTTTGACCACATGTTTATCTAAAAGCATTTTAGCAGCTTTTACTGGATCTTTGTCAACATAAAATATATTCATTGTACCTCCTAATATACAGCCTTTTCATATTTTGTTTGTTTATTTAATTTGTTTTCAACGTTATCTAATTTTTTATATAAAATAATTAAATCATTTTTTAATCGTTTCATATGCATTGATAAATCATAGTCTATACTACCTAATTCTTTTTTTACATCATTTAGTTTTTCATCAATAAATGAATTATCAACTGTACTTTCTACTTTTACATCAAGCATTTTATCTTCTAGCATAATCAAACTACGTTTTACTTTTGTTTCAGACTCTTTAATGTTTTCATTAATAATATGAATTGAATAAACTGTATATACAGCAACTAATATTAAAAATGTTTTAATGGTATTGTTTATAATATTCATTAATGTACCAACTTTCTCATTACATAGTCTTTCATATTATATTCATTTGCTAAATTCATCATTTTATTATACCACATAGATTTCATTTCGTCTGTATTAGCATCAGCACACGCTTTTGCTAAATTATCTAGTCTATGTTTTTTTAGATTGTCTGGATCTTTTAGTCTTTTTATATCATCAATTGTCATCATAGTATATATTATATATTAATTTGAAATTAAAGTCAAGCATTAATTATCCCTTTAAATACTTCTTTTTATACCACTTATAAAACTGTTTGTCCGTAAATATCTCAACTATCTCATTAGCTGGCACTTGATCACTACGAATACAATCTGCCATATCTTGGTAATCGGTTATGTCTACCTTACGTGTCATTTTTTTATTCATACTATTTTCCCCTATAGTGATTAAAAGTCTTTTTCTTTTTATGTCTTTTAAGTAATTCATCTAAAGCATTTAGTTCTTTTTTTGGTTTTGGTTTTGTTACTTGATATCCAATAATATAAGCAATCATCATACCTACAATTGTAATCATTATGCCAAGTAGACCTAATAGTAAACCATCAATTAATGTCATTTATAATCCTCTCTTATTATTGTTAATAATCTTTTTATTTTATCAAAATAATTTTTATCACTTGCATAGGCTTCAAGGGTTTCAACTAACATAAAAGGATTATCTATACCTTCATCTCTCATTACTCTATATGCTTC